CAAGGCATCCTCTGCTAACTTGGGATCATAAGGTTCTGAATGAACCTTGACATCTCTTTCATCACAATCTCTGGCAATGGCTACTAGATTAACAGTTCTGGGTGACCCCTTTCCAGACTTGTCAAGCAAATAGCCATAGACCTGAACTTGCCAACGCTGTTGTAGCGATGGGAAGTAAGATAGATTTTTAACCTTAACGGTTTTCCAATCTACCACATCTCCAGTTTCTGGTATATATAAATCTATATGAGCTTTCATTCCATTGTATTCAACAGATGTTTCAACCCAATACTTCTCACCTTTTGGATCAGCAGTTGATATTGCTTTCTCTATCTTAGCGTGGATAGCAGTACCCATAATAGCTGACAACTTTAATTCGTTGTCATTAGTTTCAGGTTGATCGTTAAGACGATACCAAACCTTACGGCGACAGCCACCCAACTCTGATGGACCTACCTGTGTCTGCTTAGACCTTGCCCTACCAGCATCTTTATCTCGTAATACCTGTAGTAATAATTCCTTTGGATCAGTCATTACTTACCCTTCCGTTTCTGTATTGCTATCTGTATTGGTGGGCAAGTATTAATATCTAACTGAGATGAAATCTCCACAGCCTTCTGTGCTATCTCAACTGCTTTATCCTCAGTCATACCCTGATAATCAAGTGAGTATAGATACCCAGTAGCAAACTGACCACCCGAACCAATACCATAAACCTTTAGTTCATTCTGGATAAAGGACATATCACAAGCAATATGAAATAGGTTAGAGTCAAAGGCTATTAGATAATCAAAACCACCATCTTTCTTATCCACATTAGCCCAGTCATAGGTACCTTTATTGAAGGCATTGATAATAGATGGAATCATTTTCTTACCCATAAACTGGACAGGATCTTCACCTCTATAAGTTGGTGGCTTCCAGTTGTAAGTTAAAATATCACCAGCTCTAGTATCGCCGGTAATTCCAATGGCAACATAACCAACCTGAACTATCTTGGGTGTGCCTAAACTAATTGTTCTAAGATTATCTTCTGTAATCTGTGAGTCAGCAGCGAGAACTGCGTAACCATTTCCTTGAATACCAACAACCGTAGTCAATATAGCCCCTCCTTTTGTCTTAGATTAATTGTAGCACTGGGATCAGACAATGGTGGGATGTGAATAGGACACGCCGTGAAAGCGATATGATCGGTTACTAGTCCAAGAATGTGTACCATATGAGCCGTGAGGCGAATTACGGTACGGGCGGCGCATTAAGCGCCGCGACAGTACGGTCAGTATGTTCCGTCTACCAACCCTGCGAAAAAATAAAGAGAAGTTACCTGATAAATTTGGTACAGATCTAAGGTCCTTAGGACCATTACACGCCTGTCCTTGTGGCTCTAAAGTGTTTTCTATCCTCGCTACCTTTGATGACTATGAGATCTCTTGGTATATGTTAGATGCAACCTGTGCTAATTGTGGCAACCTGATATTAGTACCCTGTCCAATAGATGATCCAGCCAGGGATATTTAGACAACAAAAAAGAAGGCCACCCCGTTAAGGGTGGCCCTGTATTGCCTCGCAGTAAAATTAAACTTACTTAGAACCAATACCAAATTCTGTAGCTGATGGATCTATTGCCTTTAGAATAGGTCCTGCAACTGCGGCTACTGCTGCCATAGCTAATGCTTTTAGATCTGTATTACCGGCAAGGTATAGAGCAAGTGCGGCTGCAACAGCAGCACGAGCATAGGTGGAAACAATTGCTTTTAATTTAGTTGTATTCATATACATCCTTTAAGGGCGAGCAACGCCCATTACTAGGGAATAGGAACGTTTCTTTAGAAACACACCATCTCCATTTGATTGACTGCCCTTACTATCTCCTGAGGTATTACCCTCATAGACCATAAGGTATTTCTTTCCATCATTACTAGCGCAGATACCAACGTGGTCGGCCTCTACATCAGCATCAAATTGAAAGAAAACTATATCTCCTGCTTGAGCTTTACCAACTGGAACTATCTTGCCCCTATTGGTAAACCATTTAAGTCCTGCCTGACAAGAGGCAAATCCTTTAGAATTTTGCGCCACAATATTCTTGCCTAATCCTGCTTGGTTAAAGCACCACGATACAAACATAGCGCACCAAGGGTTGTTATTAAGTCCATACCATTTGCCATACTTGGTATCGTTATTACCAATTTCTTTATAACCTAATTCAGCTTTAGCAATATCTACTACGCTCATTCGTTCTCTTTCTTTGTCTCTATGTCATAGTGGAAAGCATTGGAATCTTCAGTGACCCACTTCTTCTTATCTTCAACATCCCACTTGCGATCATTGATGATCCTGTGGATAAGTGGATCTCCATACTTAGTTGTATATGATGGTTCAAAAACAAATATTCTATTATTAGGCTGGATAGCAAAGTTGCCATCATCTCGCTCTATAACGTGACCGCACTTGTGTTCATCAGGGGTCTCTGAGTATCCATCATCTAACCTATTAGAGTCTGGATTGTGCCAGTCAAGGGTAAAGAGATACTTACCATTTACCTTGGTCTTATTCCTATCCACATAATGCAGGCTTAGGTTTGTTAGGTTAGCAAACTTGGTAGCTGTTACATATGGACTAAAAGAGTTCCACAATACTAGGTTGTATAGGCTTTCCTCTGGTACACCTGGATTCTTACAGAAGGCATTGATAGGCATACGCCACCAGATACCACCATCTTCCATCATAAAATGAAACAGTGGACTTCTATTTTGTACGCTACTAACTCCAAAGATTACACAAGGGAAGTACTTATCGTGACTATCCTCTTGATTGCGTAGGAAATTACCTCTTACATAACAATCTATTGGTGGGATATTAGCGTTTAACTCTGGCATTTATTTTTTTAATACCTGCAATACTAAGTCAGTTAAGAACTCCACTTTTTCCTCTAATCTATTGACCTGGTCCTTAACACTTGAGCCTCCATTGGGGCGAAGCTCAGATAGGTAGTGCTTAACTAGGTGCCTTACTGTCATAGCCAGTGCTGCTACTAATGTAGTTGCCGCTACTGCAAGGCCTGCCCATTCATTCGGGTTCATATTATCATATCAATCTAATAGTAGCGATTAACATTCCACCGTATCCAGAGAATCTTCTATCACTTGGGGTTCTGTTTATAAAGTCAAGCTCTTCAATCAATCCAATATAGGACTCACCAGTTCTAAAATCTTCTACTCTGATGGTATCTCCTACATTCTCTACTGCTTCTAGTTGGCTCAACCGATCATAGGCTGATCCTTCATAGCCCACCTCAACGCCTAGGTTATCGCTCTCGTGGTCATAACAGAACAAAGGGTATTGGATTATTCTCTGGCGAGGTACAGCAGGTAAAGACTTTAGTTGGTATCCAGTAAATAGTGGACCCTTAGTTGCATCAGTAGATGATCTAGAGATAGTAAATTTAAATGCAAGATACTCTTGCGCTGAGTTAGGATAAGGCACGCCTAGTTCACTAGTTGCAGCACCTTGAGCAAAGCCGCCTATGTTATATTCAGTATCTGCATAATCAATAGACTTAATAGTTATAGCACCATTTGTGGTATCTACTCTAGGATTAAGTAGTTTAAATAATTTATTCTCTAATGTGTTATATCGTATGAAACCTGTTTGTAAGTAACCACTTGTTACTTTACTACCTGTTGACTCAGCATAAATAACATTACCAGAACTAAAGGCTGCTCTATCTGTATTACCAAAGAAGACTACCTGGTTAGATGCAGCAGCGATACCACTTGCTACTAGATCCCAAGCCCAAGGAAATACTAGGCTGTTAGCTATCACAGTCGTAGATAGATCTACCTTTACTAACCCTGCTTCACCATCAATAGTGGTTGCAATGTAAGCAAAACGATCTCTAAATGCTATTGAGTTGCAGCTAGCTTGATCAAATAATAAAGGACCATATTGGATGTTACCGGTGTTTGGATCTGATACGCCTACTCTAAATCCTTTACTAGTTGCAAGGACTGAATATAAACCAAGGTATACATCAAAGTCATTGATGCGCTCACCCTCTGGTAAGTCAATAATAACTGTAGGTGTTTCAAGGCTTGGAAAGCCTAATGAGTTAGGATTTGTTACATCTAAGACAATCTTAAAGACAGATGAGGATGTTCCATTAGGATCATATCCTGATATGTAGATAGCACTAGGTCCTTCTGAAATAGATGACCATATCCAAGAGGTATTAGGATGAGT